GGTTCCGCAACGATATCTCAATGCATATCACTATCCTCTTTATCGAAACAAAGGGGCAAAAAATAACCTAGACGCCATGGGATTCAGCGGCCAGTGGCATAAAGGAGATTTTTTGATACACTGCCCAGATCATCCGATGCATGTGCGCATGTCCTTGTTTAATCAGATACTGCCCGAGGTGATTACCTGATGCGTGTTTTCATAACAGGTGCATCCGGATTCATCGGGCGCAACCTGACAGAATATTACAAAGATCACGATGTAATAGAATACAAACGCGGAGAACCGTTGTTCGACTGTTTGCTAATGGCAGATCCAGATGTAATAATTAACTGTGCAGCGGAAATATACAATCCCGATCTAATGTGGCAAGCAAACATAGGCATAACGGCAACTTGTCTAAGCTATCTAAAAGGCTGTGAAAACAAAAAGATGATACAAATTGGATCAAGTTCAGAATATGGTCCAATGCCGCATGCAAGCTCTGAAACGGATCGTATAAATCCTGTGGACATGTACCAAGCGACCAAGGGCATGGCAACAATACTTTGCCAAGGCGTGGCTAGAACATACGATCTAGACGTGAAGATTGCAAGGCCATACAGCGTCTACGGCAAATATGAAAAGCCCCACAGACTATTTCCAAGACTGTGGCGAGCATATCAGCTCAACCAACACATGACCTTATATGACGGTGAGCACGATTTCATCTACATAGATGATTTCATCCGTGGTGTTGATATGTTGGTAAGCTCTGGTAATAAAAATCCGGGCGAAATCATCAATTTTGGTTCAGGTGTGCAGCATAGCAATGTAGAGGTGTGGAACATGTTCGACAAAATTACATCCAGAACTGCGCCAGTAAAGCATGTACCAGGCATGATAAAGAACTTTGAAACAGAGGTTTGGCGTTGTGATACCACATATGCCAGAGAGAAATACGGCTTTGAGTGCAGTTATGATTTAGAAGCCGGGATCAGGGATTTCCTCGCCACAGCCAACTTTGATAAGGATTGAACATGAAGCTTTTTCGCCAGCTGGTCACTGCCAACAGAGGGGTGGTTACCATAGATACTGATGATCAACACATACTGGATCATTTTGCAAATCCTGCAAACTACGCCGATGTTGTGCTTGATATGTTTAACAATGACAGGTTTTACGATGGGTTTTTTAATGGCTGGAGCGATCTAACCATACTTGATATTGGTGGAAACATCGGATTATTTTCTCTTTACATACAAGACAAGGCCAAAGAGGTTTATAGCGTAGAACCAACACCAAGCCATTTTTCCATATTAAAGGAAATGACAAAGGAGTACAAAAATGTACATCCTATTAACATTGCATTGCATTCACAGGACGGTCCCATTGATTTCTATATCAGCAACGAAAACAGCACAATGAACAGTTCTGTCAATCAATACGGGGTAAAAACCACCGTGCAGGGCAAGACCCTTAAAACGCTGATAGCAGACCTGGGTCTTACAAAAGTTGATTTTGTCAAATGCGATATCGAAGGTTCTGAAATGTCAGCGCTGACACAAGAGACGATAGGTGCTGTAAAGGATATCGTATCGGTTTGGAGCATTGAGGTACACGCAACTGATAAAACGGTCCACCCTGAAATCAGTTTGAATCGCAATCGAAACCACATAATGCAAATCTTGATCAACAATGGCTATAATGCATTGAAGCATAGATATGATTGCATATATGCCTACAAGGTTTAAAAAATGCATCCAATAGAACGACGTATAATTGATATAACCTACCAGGAAAAGTTAAGCCACCTTAGTAGCTGCTTGTCGGCTTGGCCCATCATACATGAAATATATGGCAAGAAGTCCGATGATGAGGTTTTCATTCTTAGCAACGGACACGCAGGTTTGGCATTGTATTGTGAGCTCGAATCACGATACGGAATTGACCCGATAATGCTGCTACACAAGCACGGCATACACCCTGGTAAGGATCCTGAAAACCGGCTATTTTGTTCAACAGGCAGTTTAGGCAGTGGTTTACCAATAGCCGTTGGACATGCACTTGCGGATCGTAATAAAAATGTTTACTGCATGATAAGCGACGGCGAAGCAGCCGAAGGTAGCATCTGGGAAAGCCTACGATTCATACATACTGCTAAACTTACCAACTTGCATGTTTATGCCAATATCAACGGCATGTCGGCATATGAATACATTGATGTTGACTATCTGATCAAGCGTCTTGTGGCATTTCTACCACGCATTCATATCAGGGTGTCTGACTCGATCAAATTACCATTCGTTAGTGGTCTTCTTTCCCACTATTACGTGATCAAACCAGAGGACTACCAATCACTATGAGAAAAGAATGCATGGATTTGTTATTTCATTCCATGGCGGATAACCAAAATATCATGGTTCTCACTGCCGATCTTGGTTTTGGCCTATTGGATAACATACGAGACACATATGCTGATAGGTATTGGAATGTGGGCGCAGCCGAACAATTAATGGTTGGGGCAGCGGTTGGACTGGCAGAATCAGGTAAGATCCCGGTATGCTACAGCATGAGCAGTTTCCTGCTTTACCGTCCATTTGAAATGTTACGTAACTATGTCAATCATGAAAAGGTTCCTGTTAAATTGATAGGCAGCGGACGTGATCGTGATTATTCGCATGACGGAATAAGCCATTGGGCACACGACGATGAAGAATTATTGCAAGCCTTACCAAACATTGAAATATACAAACCAGCCGATGTGCGTGAGTTAGAAAGCTGGTGGCCGCAATTTATATTTGGTTCAAAACCTGCTTACCTGAACCTAACGAGGAAGATATGACAACCAAAGTGGTGTATGTAACTGGTTGCTTGGGGTTCATTGGCGGCTACGTGACCAGAGCCTGCTTACAGCGCGGTTGGCATGTAATGGGTGTTGACAGCCAAACATATGCTGCTAATGTCAACTTGCTAGAAGAGTTTAACAGGCACGTTAACTTTACTTATCAACATAAAAACATCAATGATCTCAGCTTGCTATACGATTGCGATTACATTATCAATACAGCAGCAGAGACCCACGTGGACAACAGCATTGTTAACAGTGACGAGTTTATTCGCAGCAACATCGACGGTGTGCATAACCTTTTACGCTTGATACAAACCAAAAGCAGATTTAAAATGCCAACATTGGTGCATTTCAGCACGGATGAGGTTTACGGTGATTCTGAAGTTGGTAGTTTCAATGAAACGCAGCTGATGAAACCAAGCAACCCGTATGCTGCTACCAAAGCGTCTGCAGACATGCTGATAATGGCATGGAATCGAACCTACGGTGTGCCATATATCATCGTTAGACCCAGCAACAATTATGGCATTGGTCAATACATAGAAAAATTCATACCAAAAAGCATACAATATCTTTCGTTGGGAAAACGGGTCCCGTTACATGAAAATGGCATGCCGCGCAGGACCTGGCTCCATGCGCAGGATACAGCTGACGCTGTTTTGTTCCTGATTGAAAATGGTTCTCCTAATGAGATTTACAACATCTCCGGCAACTATGAGGATACCAACATAAACGTATTCAAAAAAATGCTAGCTTGTTTGGATCTTAACCTCAACAACTATCACCAGTATGTTGATTTTTCGGTCAAGAGACCGGGACAGGATGTTAGATACAGCATAGACGACGGTAAAATCCGATCCATGGGTTGGAATAACAATAGGCTGTTTGATCAAGAGCTCCCTGCCATAGTTGATTATCATAGCAAAAGGTTTGTCTGGTGAGGATTGCATTACAGATAAGTGGAAGGTTGCGTTTCACCGAAAGCAGCCTTAGCAGCTTGATCGGTGCAATAGTTGAACCTTTGCAACCTGATATTTTCTTCAACTTCTGGCAGCCTGATCACATATCAACACTGTCATATTACAAACAGTGCTTGGATCCTAAATTGGTTGAAATTGAGGATCAAGGCTTGGTACGGCCATACCTGGATGATCTATTCCATTTCAATGTGCACAAAAACATGCCCAGCATGAGCTACAAGTTTTACAAATCAAGCCAGCTGCGAAAATCCTGGGAAACAGCCACCAATACAAACTATGACGTGGTAATACAAGCACGTAGCGACAATTTATTCTTTGAAAAATTAGACATCCAACGATGCCAACATGCGCTTGATACACGCGCAATACTTTGTGCTAATCAAGGGTACAATCCCGTAATTGACGATCATATAACACAACCACGAATGGTTGATAATTTCTATCTTGGTCCAACAGATCTGGTTGATCAAGCAAATAATACTTTCTGGAACCTGCGCTATCAAGCACAGGAGTACACAGAACGTGGACAACTGCATCATGTACGGATACCTGAAATAATACAAACCAAGATATGGCAAGACGCTGGTATCGCCATTGCAGGATTGTCAGGAAAGGGTGCTGTAGGAAACTTTTGGTACGACATAGACCGCAGCGAAACAAAATGGAAATGATCTAATGAAGCTATTATTTGTTGTACATCGCTATGGATATCCCGGAGGGTCTGAAATCTATGTGCAAGGCATGGCAGAGGAATGCGCACGCAGAGGCCACCAAGCAGCGGTATTTGCAGGAGAACATAAGGGTAACATGAATAACGTGATGATTACACATGATGCAACCATATTAGGACATGCATGGGACCTTATCGTCGTACATGGCGGCGATGTTGCCATCCAAAATTTTGTGCTAACGCATGCCAAGCAGATAAAAAGTCCCATATTGTATCTTTTAGTGCTACCCAGCAACAGCAATGTGTGCCTGCAAGCATTGCAAGACTGCTCATACATCGGCTGTAGCACCAAGCAAGATTGGATACATTGCCAACGCCACGGAGTTATTGATAAAGCCATTGAGGTTCGGCACGGAATAACCTGGCAGGATTGCATCGGCAAACCCGGATTTAGGGAAAAATACGGAATATCGGGAACGATGTTTTTGAGTTGCGGAGGATATTGGCCAAACAAAGCCATGCGAGAACTTGCTGCTGTATTTGATCGGTGCAGGCCTGCAAATTCAGTGTTGGTAACAACTGGTTATGATAATCGCATGGATCTGATGCCGCTGGAAACTGATGTTGTAAAGCCATTTTTGCTTGATGATAGGACCGATGTATTAAGCGCGATACACGATGCTGATTGTCTCGTCATGCACAGCTATCAGGAAGGATTTGGCCTTGTATTGCTGGAAGCAATGCTAAACCAAACACCCTGGATAGCCAGGAATATAGCGGGTGCCAAAACACTGGAAAAATTTGGTAAAACCTACACAAATGATTCTCAATTGGAACTTTTGCTACAAGATTTCAATAGAAATCAGTTTGATATCAGGGCCGCATACGAGCATGTATGCAGCAATCATCTTATCAGCAATACGGTTGATGACATTCTATCCGTGTTGTATCGGTCATAAGTTAACAGCATCAAACAATGCCAGAGGATGCCTGCGCCCGCAGTGGTCGTTAGGTATCCATATACCATCGGCTGTGTCAAACCAGGTCACGAAACTCAAAATGAGATGTATCCTAGGTGTTGGACTTGATACGGTGGTGAAAACCCGATGATATGTGCTTTGATCAAACGCATAAATGTTTCCAGGTTCTAAACATATATCTGGTTGGTTTTCCATCTGGAACCGATAGGATTCGCTGCTGGTAATGGGCACTATAACCCGCAAAACCTCAAACGGTGTTTCATCCCTGTGCCAGCTGTTGACATTATGATTGGTTAATTCTCTTCCATCCAAACAGCCAATCTTGCACCTAACCAAGGGGAAATCCCCCAGATCTCCCAATAGATCCTGCGGTATCAGTTGATCATACGCCAGTGTATCCTGATAATCCAACCTGTTACCATGATTACCACAAAGTTGTTTCGTAACCGGTTTCAACTCACATCGCTTGTTGTAATGCAGGCCGGTGCCCGTGTAATAGGGAGCATCGGGCCAAGCATGATGCTCTACGCTATGCCAATAATCCTGTACCTTATTGATCAGTTCGGTTTTCAAAAGTGGTCTTGATAAGACCTTGTCGTGTTTCCAAGGTGTTGATTTGAACCTGTATGTGCTCTTCAAACTCTTGAAAACGGTCACCAATACCCGCCCTTGGCACTGCTGCTAGGAGCCCTGCAACTCCAGTAGCGGGCTGTTTTAGGGTCCTTAGCGGTTGCGCAATGATGCCGGGCAGCAAAACTTTTGCGTCTTGATGCACTGCCTTTTCTAACGCGCAATTTGCTACCATGTGGACTGCCAAATTCGACCTTTTTGGCTATTACATGTCCTTCCTTGTCCTTGCGACCGCTGTTGACGTATACCTTATGGCGCTTTGAGTCGCCTTTCATCACCTTGCGCAGTGGCACCGTTCTACCGGCATATACCGCTTCTTCCACGGTGTCCCTGCCGTCCTCGATCCACCCATAGCGCAGGAAAAACCTGTCATCATCATCATATTGTTCATCCAACACGGTAGTGGATTCATTCAAGGTGTTGTAGAATCCTTCCTGCCATCCGTCAATCCATGCGCTTTCGGCCAGGCTGTCCGGCCGATAGATGCAGGAATCCAACTCCTGCCCGTTAGCATATGCTTCTAGCCCTTGTGTTCTTATCTGTTCAATATCAATATCTGCGTATCTCATGATGATATTTACCGTTGGTTTAATGGTGTGATTTACTTTTTGCTGTGGCCGCGTCGCATGTTGATCTGCCAGCGTGCTAGCTGACCCTTACGTCCAGGGGCCTTGGCTGCTTTTTGTAACTGGGCCATGGTGGCATTTTTAGGGATTCCATGACGCCGGCTGTCACCCGGCCGACCTGGGCCCTTACCATCCGCGAAGTTTTCGTCTATGTAGTTTTCCCATTCGTCCGGATCGCCTGATAATTTTTGGAATTTCACATCGCCAGTTTCAAACTTTATATCGGGTATCTTCGTCCAAGAGTAGCCTCCGCCTTGTTCGTATACATGATACGGTATGTCAATCTCATAGATACCTTCGTCAAATTTTGCCACAACATATACATGTTGTTCCATGGAGCAACTTACGGGCGTACAGTCTATTCCAGTTTGACCCAATACATCACAAATTCCATCTGCTATTATATGACAGATGCCGCCGCCTGCATATGTGTCACGATCTGATTCGTCCCAATCATCATATATTTTTTGTGCTTTGGCTAATATCTGCGGCATAAGGGCTTTTGCTTGGTTAACAGAAGGCAAGTTTTGATTCTCAACATCGTCATGTTCAAGATTTTCTCTTACACTTTTGCTCTTGGTTAGCGCATGCCGCTGTCGTTTTTTCCTGGCAGCACAATGGGCACGCTGGCTAAAGCCTCGCGGATTCTTGCAATTGATGCTGCGCTTGTATTTCTTGCTCCAGGTTTCGGATAGTGAATCAGACGCCTGTTGGGCTTCCCAGTCCATGAATGACTCTGCCAATTGATGACAGAAGGCACGTATGGCCGGATTGCTGGTTTCGATTATGTTGAAATGTCGCTGCTCTTCAGGCTGTGTAGGATCATCATATCCTGCATATACCTTGTGTATGTTACTGCGATTTATCAGATCCGTGCAGCTTTCTTCGTATCTATCACCCATGCGTTCACTGCATGGACTGCACGTGGTTATGCAAATGCTGCCATTGGGAATATCACCATGGAGTTGCTCATATTTCATCATGGCACATCTTTCCGCATGATGCCATTTACCACGGATTTTCCTTCCTGTACTGGAAACAAGCCTATTGTCAGGATCCAATATGGCAGCAGCAACCATGCCGTGTGTATCAGGATCCTGCCGCTGACCATTAACAACCAGTTCACACAATTTTACAAGTATGACATCCAGCTTGTGATAGTTATAAATTTCCCAATCAGATCGTTTTTCATCCAGGGTATGTGATAAATGGCTTTGGTCAGAATTTCCATCCTCTATACCAGATCGTTCCCAATGCTTGAATATAGGATGGTACTTGTTTATTGCACTATATGGTTCCATGCTGCGATAGGCATAATCATCGTTGCCCATATACTGGACATATCCTTTTACTGCCCATTCACCCATTGCAGGTGCCATGCTATTATGTGTAAAGTTTGCCGAATCCGCAGCAACCACTGTGCCATCTTTGTAGATTACAAATCTACAACTGTGAAACCGGTTATTTTTGGCCAATGCTTTCAGTGCCGATATGGTGGGATTTTTGTGTACAATTTCTTGCGCACGGTATTCATTTAACTGACTATCGTTTTCAACGCTTTCTAATAGGTTGATTATTTTTCTAATATCCATGATTTTATACACCAGTGGTTCTTGATTTTAATACTTTATCAACATAATCAAAAGGTTCGTTTCGTGGAGCATCTCTCTTTAGATATCTGTTTTCTGGAGGTATAACACCTGATCTAGTCAACATATCACTATGCGTTCCAACATTTTTAGTTGTTGCTTTAAATGCTTTATCTTCCACGAATGATAAGAATTGCTTATCTTGATTGGTTTGAACAAATCCCTTAATAACATTTGATAGTATGTTAATGGATTCATTATAAGCAGCAGGATCAAAAGGTATGAGCTGCGGTCCTGTGCCGAATAGTTTTTTCCAATCACTTTTAAACATACCTCCTGTTCGTTGCACATTGTCCTTAAACAGTCCAGGATTGTCATATTGCGGAAAATCATTCCATAGCGACTGGGGAACCATGCCTAATGGTTCACTTACCGTAACAAAATACACCGGATATCTGTTGTCGTTTATTATCTTGTTGTAGCTCTTATACAGGCCCCTGCTGGCACCTGCCCAGGGTTTTGTCTTGGCACAGGGCACGAACGCAATGGTTGAATAGCGATCCGGAACCTTATATGTGACGATTTCATCATGCCATGATTTTATTATAGGATTTTTTAGGAGATGTATCGTTTCGCCTGGCGTATATGCAGTAAGATTGGTATCCAATTCAGGATTTGATGCCAGGCTCCTAGCCACCAAAAACTTCCTAAAACGCGGCCAATCTTCTCGTGATATGTATCCAGGTGTGCCCAGTTGACCATATTCAACCTTGGATAATTTTGAGTATGATTCCGCGATTTCTGCAGGGGAAAGCGTACCAGCAGCGGCAGGAGTCACTGATTTTATGGTGGCTTCAATTATTTCAGATATTAGCATGGTAATATTTATAAAAGAAACCAGTACTGGTATTGATTAATTGGTATAAATATTGCACACTTAAATAGAGGTAAATAATGAAATTTATATGTAGAGAATGTGGCAGAGGATTTGGTCAAATCACGGGCAAACATCTGAAAACACATGGTATCAACACGGTAGCAGAATATCTGGCAAAATATCCAGGTACAGAAACGGTACGTGCCAGGAGAGATTCTCCAGAAACTTTGGAACGCAAGCGGATTGCTAGGACTGGCAAGCAGCATAGCGACGAGGCCAAAGCAAAGATCGGTGCCAAGCACAAGGGCAAGAAGCGTACAGAGCAGGAGATAGATAAATGGCGTGCCAGCTATAAGGAATATCTCGACGAACACGGTTCGCCAATGCTAGGCAAGGATCGCGGTGCCGCATTCAAGGCAAAGATGAGTGCCATCGCCAAGGCTAGGCCCAAAGAGATGGTCGATGCAAAGGTCGCACAGATGTTGGCTGCGCGGCGCGGTAGCAAGACCACACCGGAGCAGAGGGAGAGATATTCTGCTGCCAGGATAAAATACATGATTGAGAATCCTGATAAGCTTGGACCAACAAAGCTCTTTAACACTCGGCCTGAATTGGAATTTGAAAAAGAATTACAGGACCGATCGGTGCCATACAGAAAAAATGTACCTATTGGAGGTTATCTTTACGATTTTTTAATAAATGATGATCTCATTGTTGAAATTGACGGCCCTTATCATTATGATAAGAATCTTTATGGTTCAAAAACAGATCCAGAGTCGATGAAGCTCGAAGGGCTTGCTCGAACACAAGCAAAGGATGCAAAAAAGGACAAACGTGCAAGCGAGCTAGGATATAAGATGTATAGGATCAAAGTAGGAGGAAAACTGCCAGACGACTGGTATCAACAGCTACTTGAACAAAAATGGTTTTATTTCTAAAAGAAAAACCCGACATTGCTGCCGGGTTTCCTTTAGATACAGCGTTAAGAAAACGCTGTAACCCATTGAAATCAAAGGAACTTTAGATGGGCGGTATTGATTCCGATACCAGCCAAATAGTCGGCCGCATTACCAAGGCTTGAAGCGGTATTGTTAAGTTCAAGGTAACCGTACCTTGTCATAAAAGAAACCACCGGTTCAAAGTTACTTGGGTCGATAATAACACCGCTGCTTGTTAGCGGAACATATGGGCAGTAATAAGCTGCGGCATCGATCTCGCCTGGGCCCTTGTAACCAACAAGAACGTTTGTGTCATCAGCAGCATACTGGTCAACATAGACGCGCATGCTGTTGTTTAGGGTTCCAACAAACTTGGTGTTGGTTGGAGCCTCGAATGTGCCTTCAGTTGTACGTGCAAAAGCTGATGTTGTTGCACTCTGCAGGATGGTAAGAGCGGTTGGGGAAACCACAACCCAGTTACCAGCACCACGACGTGTACGAGCAGCGATCAGGTTAGCACCACGGTTGATGAGCACCGCAAGAGCAGCATGCTCGTCACCAACGTATGTAGCAGTACCGGAAACGGCACCCTGGTCATATGTTAGTGTTGTACCAGCAAGTGTACGCAGGCTGACGAGGATTTCCTGGTCAATTTCAGCGGTTATTTCCTGGGCCAAAGCAGCCATGATTTCTGCTTCAATGTCGATACCCTGCTGTGCCTGTGCATCCTGTGCAGCTTCAAAGGTCCAACGAGCCGACAGCTTACGTGTCTTGGCTTCAACTGTTTCCTTGAGGATCTGGATGTTCAAGCGCTTACCAGCAGTTCCTTCGAGCACGCTTACTGGAGCAGCAGCTGGATAGGTGCTGTTACCGTTACCAGAATAGAAACGTGCGATATCGAATGGGCTGAGGGCTTCGCTACCTGCAACCACTGGAGTTGGTGTACCGAAGGTGTCAGCGTAACGAACGCGGAGTGTGTGGATCTGTCCAACCGGACCGCTCATTGGCTGAACACCGACGATCTCGTTGGCGATAACCGTTGGCATAACACGACGGATCACCGGAAGGATAACCTTGTTGAGCGTGGCAACGTTACCAGCGCTGGTTGCGCCTGGAGTTGCACTTTCAAAAAGTATTCCACTCTTTGACTGTAGGTCCTTGCGTGTGTTTTCTAGGACAACTTCCATGACCTTCTTGCGATTGCCGGTTAGACCTTCGCAGAGGGCGGTCTTTGTGGCCGTCCAATGTGTCTCAAATAAGTTCTTTGACATTTTAATTTAGCTCCTTAATTTTTGATACCTGCGAGGTGAAGGAGTTTTCCAAGGCCGACATCGTCCTGGGTTTCTTCAATCACTGCTTGGGCGAGTTTGTTGTTGCTTCTGTCACCGGTAACGGCTACAGACTTTGGTCGGGCGGTTTCAGCAAGGTTAACCTTGGTCTGCGAACCTTGTGCGCCGTTTACCACGGCTGGCAGATAACGTGTAAAAGCTTCCTTCAAGCTCTGTGTCTTGACATCTCTCAACATATCTTCCATTACGGCCTTCTTATCGCGTGACAGCGGGACGAGAAGCTCTTTGAGAGTTTCTTCACGCAGTATGCGATCCTGAGCAGCACGAACCTTTGCATTGGCAGCCTCTACAAGCTTCTTTTGCTCGTTGATTTTTGCCTGTGCATCGGACAATGCGGCCTTTTGCTCCTGAAGCTGACGACTGAGCTTTTTGACTTCACTACCCTCTGATAGGTAGCTGGCCATATATTCCGCTGCCACGGCTTCAAAGATGCGACGTCCGAAGTTGTTCTGACGAGCAACCTTGATGTCATCTCTCCACTGCACAAGCTCGCTTTTGATCACCTCGTTGAGTGTCTTGTCGACGGCTACAACGGCGCGATTAATAAACTTCGTCTGTGCTTCGGTGATTTTCTTTTTGCCTTCCTGTGCCAGCTTCACACGTTGCTCAACCAATGCTTTTTTATCAGCGTGGAATTCAGCTATTTCCTCGCTTAGCTGTTTGAGAACGAATCCTTCTAGCTTGTTAACGCGAGTAACTAGCTCGCGCTTGCTGCTTTCCTTGACTGTTTGCAGTTCCTTTGCCATTTCACGACGCTGTGCGGTGAGGGTCTTGCGATCCTCAACAAACTCGGCAATTTCTTCCTTGAGCTGCTTAGCCACGAATGAGTTTAGCATCTTTGCATGCTCAACCATTTTTGACTTGTACATGTTCTTGGCTTCTAGTGTTGCCTGGCTTAACTTAGCGCGCTGTCTAATTGTTGCGGCACGATCCTCCGCAAATTCATTCAGCTCACTACGAATGGTATCGTCCAGCATCTTGTCTATGGCTTCAACGAGCTTTGCCTTATCGTTTGTATAACGAACGGCGTAGTCTTCCTGGAGCTTCTGCTCCGCGGCTTTCACCTTGTTGTTAAAGGCCTCCTGTAGAGCAGTCTTGACGTCTTCGCCAAGCACTTCATTTTCCAGGAGATCTTTTATTTCCTTTTCCATAGGCCACTACTCCTTAAATAAGTTTCAACTCATCGACCCAGCTAAGTAGAATCTTCTTCAGGTGCTTTTGTGCAACTGCGTCATGTTTCATGCTTTCTGCCAGTTCATGAATCTTGTAGCCGTGCTTGCGGTTCATGATTGCCTCATACATTGGTGTAGGGTAAGCATTTGGCGCGCTTGGCTTTGCCACTATGTCAACGGTCAACATATCAAAATCAGATACCCGACCATTATCGTCAACGTTACCTGAACCACGAGAGCTAACACCTAGTTTAACTCCACAGTCCAATAACGTTTTTACGATGTTACCGCAAGGTGTAGGAAGTATTTGCAACTTACCATACCCATTAGCACCATCCATCCACATCTCGGTAATCTTGTGGCTGACCCGATCTAGATGTATTTGTAGTTCTTGTGGGTGATCACATTCTCCTAGAACACCCGAATCGCTTCTTATTGCTTCTCTTATGTTTTCAACTGCCTTGCGTATTTCATTTACTGGATACACACGGCCATTGTGATTGCGAAGGTCACCTTGTATGAAGATGCCTTTCATGTAGACTTTTTTATCGCCACCTGGAGTGGCCGCGTCCTCAAGGATGACCTCAGCTTTCGCTGTATCATAGTTAAGTTGCTCAATTAGTATTCCATGGTTCGCCATATTTGTTTTGCCTTGTCGGTAGACACCGTTATGGTAATATTTAATAAGTTATTGCAGATAGTTGGTTTTTAGGTCCAATAATCACCAAAAAAGGCTGGTGAATTAATCACCAGCCCTTTTTCGTACTCATATATTACTTAAGGTTGTCGCCGCCTTTACTTAGTGGGCTCATCTTGCCAACCGTGTCTGCACCAAACTGCTTGGCAGTTGTATTGAGTGCTGCGTTTGGCTTATTGCCTTCCTTGTTTTCACGTGACATGCCGTTAGCATATGACTTACGACGATTGTCGGCCTTCATGTCTGGATCGGCTATCTTCATGGCATCCATTGTATGCTTTGGAGCGTTTTCTAGCTCATAACCCTTGTGGTCTGGACCGGCACCAATGTCAACTGGCTTTGCACCAAAACGTGTTGTCTGGCTTGGAGGAGTTGGGCTGCGTGCATCATTGCCATCGCTCATGCCGCTTGAAGCTGCACCAACGTCCTTGGCAGGAACGCTTTTTTCCATGTTCTTGGTTACAACTTCAAGATCAAGGCTCTCAGCAATGTCATCGAAGTCTTCGTCCATTTCCCAGGACTCTTCTTCATCCTCATCGCCCTCATCGTGGCCTTCATCCTCGTCGTCCTCGCCTTCGCCGTGCTCTTCGGCTTCCAGCTTTTCAAATTCAGCCTTTAGCTCAGCCAGCGCTGTTTCAAGATCGCTCATTTTGCCCATGATTGCTTCATGGTCTTCATGATCTTCGCCGTCATCCATTGGCATATCATCGCTGACGTCCATGTCCATTTCGTCGCCATCAACATCCAATGACAATTCATCCTCATCATCGGTGGTGGCCTTGAATTCGTCAAGGTTATCCTCGTTCATGGTCTCTTCGAAATCAATTTCGTTTTCCATGGCACGGATTTGTGCATCAACGGCTTCGCTGTGTGCATCCTGACCGCGTGCGTTTACCGCATTGCGGAAGTCCTTGCCTTCGTCGCCGCTACCGCCGATATCTTCTTCCATATCGTCGTCGTGGCTCATCATCTCTTCATGGATAGCACGGGCCTTTTCAATAAATACCTGGTGAAGAAGTTCCTTGGCCTTCTCATCATCGTTCTTGATAAGATATTCAAGAACTTTGGTTAGCTTTGAATTGTTAATCATTTTGTAGCTCCTTTGTCAAAAGTGTGGGACAGACTCGGATTTATTTAATCAAAATTAATAGATCACTGTTTATCAATGTAAAAAATACCAAATTTGGCTAAATTTAGGTTAAAACCCGAGATTAATGATGTAAACGGTTGTGCCCAACGGTGCGAGATTTGGGGTTGTTAAGGTCCCTCCACCAGGTAATGTAATCACCTGGCCGTTGCACAACGCCCAGCCTGTTGGAATCAATCCTGGGTTGTTCCACAGAATTATTCCTTGCTGTGGTATCGCGTTGTTGTTATTGGCGCTTATGACCAGTCCGTTGGCACCAACCTGTACGTTGCTGTAAAATCCTGGCATTACATTGGATTGGGTGTTGATGAACACATTTGCCGTCCATGTTGCACCATTAGCCACCGTGTTGCCATTTACATCGCCTATGAAGTTGATGATCGAAGGTGGTACATATCCTAGTGCGGTCGTAACGTCCGTATTAACAAGTGCCGTAGCATCAGTTACGATGCCGTTTGAATTTACATAGACATTGGTAAACCAGCTTGGAATGGAAGTTACATTTGCGTTTGAAATAACTTGACCTTGTAGGGCATCAATTAGCGTGGTTTCTATCACCGCATTGCTGCTACCGTCAAACACCACGTTGCCCTGCGCAGATCCTGTTAGTGATATGTTTCTTCCGGTGGCCAATACATTTGCAGATGTTGCCGTACCTACAAACTGATAACCGTGTGGATCCGTGGCAAGGGTTATGCCAGGTGCGATGCCAGCAGGAAACCTTGTTTGGAATGGATAATTTGTATCACCAATCGTTGCATAGAGTGGCAGATCAGCCGGCGACAGTGCAAAATGACTTAAAGCGCTTACTATAAGGCCAGCACTAAACGATACCATGACCTCTACTTGCGGATTTACTGCTGTTATCAGTACCTGCGCTGTGCCTGCATCGCCATCAAACGGCGGCGATAAAACCTGCCATTCGGCTCCATCATAAAAATTCATAACCGATGTGATTGAATTGTACCAAATTTGTCCTTGTATCGGACTGGCCGGTGGTGTGCTGCTGCTGAAATTTTGGAGGAGATAGATGAAATTTTCATTCATTACCAGCCCAAAATTTACGCTATTTTGCCCAATTAATCCTAGGCTTGTGGTTGTTGTGTTGATCGTGCTGTTTGGTACGCTGACCAGAAAGCTACCATCATAGTTTAATATATTGTATGGCATTAGAACGCGGGTCCTCCAGTAACTGCACCTTCTTCTCCGGAACCGCCATAGATGATTTCAAGAAAATCACCGCGCATAAGTTCTTCCAAATCTTTTGCCGCTCTCATTTTTTTTAACCGATTTAGGTGTGTTAGGGTAATGGTGGGCTTGCGCGAGTCATCCGTTTGTCGCTGCATTATCCTATCGTTGTCGTTGTCTCTGTATGATGGATCTATTTCATTGGCATTCATTGCGGTGTTCCTCGTACAGTATTTATTGTCCAGGTGCAGGGCCCAACGCCCCCGTTGCAGCTTCCCCTCCAGGGGTTGCCACCGCACCGCCTGTTTCAGTTGGCGCCGGGGCTTCTTCAGCTGGCAGCTCTTGTCCAGGTACTTGGGTTTCATTGTTACCCTGCGGACGAATTCCTACGTTTTGTAGGCCAGGCTGGTCTTCGCTGCCTATCTGCACACCGATCTTATCCTTGACCTTTTTGGCGTTTTCCTCTTTCCAGAGTTTTTCGTTTTCAAGTATGTCCTCGTCCGTCCAGTTTAGATATCTCTTCAGCGCAAATCTCTTGCTGATATATTTTGCTGCTTCTGTTTGTATCAAGCTTGAGAAAACCGTGATTTGCTCCGCGTCAAGTGCCATTTGTCTATACTGGCTAAAGCTTTGCGGTTCCCACATTTGCAATTCAAACGTATCGCTTTCAATTTCAATACCCCTTGACTTGACATAGAGCTTGAATTCCTTATCAAGCACAGGAGCCATGAGATTCTGCAAACGCTGGCAAACCTTGGCAAATCTAAATTCCTGTACATATGCTGTGCCTACCTTGCCATCCGTGTAAGCGGTTGTGCCGTCTTCTGGGCCCGTTGGTAGATAGCTGCTGGGTATTCCAAGACCGCGGATCATCTTGTTGTTGAAATATTTCAGGTCGTCGATCTGTCCAAGATTCTCTCCTCCGGGCAGTGTTTCAATCTTGGTACCCTTACCTTCGCTGTTGGTGGCAAGGAAGAAATCCTCATTTATGGCTATTGGGCTGTAGGCAGCATCAAGTATACTATTGCATACGAACACGCCAGATTGCGTGGCAAAATTATGAAAATCATGATAAATTTCATTGCCATCGACGGTGATAGTTCCGGTGTCCATAGTTTCATCTAACCATTCTATAGCAACAACTTTATGATTATACTGCGATGCTTTATTTTTGAAATCTGTCCATCCTTTATATCCAAATGAAGTCAGCATGGTATTTACGGTACTACTTGTTATTTTTGTAATTTTTGCATTACCACGTTTATGCTTATTTTCATCTATCAATAAATCAAAAAATTCCTTATTAGCATTCAATACATCTGGTAATTTTGATTTTGTAAGATTTTTATCTTGTTTAACCATGTCAGACAAAATAGATATGTGTCGTTGATTAAACGCTATTTTTAGAGATTTTTTTTGAATGTTATAGCCAAATGATTTTGTAAAAGCTGACCATGATTTATAACCAAACGATTTGACTAATTTGGTTATGGTATCTTTTGAAAATTTATCACAATTAATTTTATTGAGCATTCCTTCTCTAGGCATGTTCAGTAATTTATAATGTTTCATAAACTCTTTATCATCTGACAATGCAATACATACTGCCTCTATATTAGATCCAACGTATGAGACCATCTCTATACATTTTGATAACATAAATTCATCAAATGAATTTGCCTGATTTTGAAACTTTCCTTCCGGATGTAATTTCAAATATTGAGTTCTATATTCAGATTTCTTTTTGATAAATTCTGCATAAGTTGACGATGTTTTCAAACGCTGCCAGTGAACAACCGCTGCTTTCGACATCTTTTCTCGTATCGATGGGTTGTTTTTGTGTGCCAGTTTGATACTATTTGATAGTTTCACACCAAGTTCTAAATTATTTGCATATGCTGCTCTGACAGCTTTGGCATTCTTTTGTCTGTGTTCAAACTGTTGCTCAACAGTTAACGAATTCCACCATTCAGAATACTTGTTTGCGTGCAATTTAAAATGATCTGCGCCGTTCATGAATGCTAAATTTTCTGGAGAATTATTATATTTGTTGTAATCTATATGATGAATAACTGATTTACGTTCATCAACAAAACGTCGGTCATATACTAACTCATTGTGCAAATTGATTAACTTAAAGTAATTTGCAACCATACGATGGGTAAATTCCCATTTTTTTGAAGCATGATTGAATAGTTGGTGATATTGCGGATCATCACTATTGCGGTTTTCATTTATTGATTCATATCTAGTTCCAAAGCTGATCAAGCTATCTTTGTTTATTTCAATATCTTTTGCTTGAATATTACCTTTACCCATAATTGGAATTTTATGGTCTGGTGTAACAATCAAAGTTTGACCGTTGTCCAGTGTTAGTTTTATAACTTGTGTATGCGTTCTAGTCACACCTGCCCACGAAATCAATCCTGGAACAATTTGACCAGTTTTAACATCAACTGAATATACCCAATTTGTTGCGCCATTATTAAACTCGGTGATCAATTGAGATAATTTTAAAGATCTACCATCAAGTAATGGTACTATTGTATCCAAATCAAGACATTGTCCGCCCCCGGTTCTATTAGGTATTCTGCGTTGATATATTTCATTTTTCATTCGCTCTATGACCTGCTGGGCCCTGGGTCCGCTTAGGCTTCCGGTATCTATGTAAAACACGCGGCGTTCTGGGGCCCTGACAACTCGATAGATCAGGATACAGTCCTCGAGCAGATCCTTCTGCTTGTATACCTTGTAGATGCTTTCCAGTATGCTGGTACCAAACGGCCACTGGCTATCCATGCCTTCGCTTAGGCTGAGATGTACGACATGCGTTGCATCAACGGCTAATTGGTTTGGTTGCAAATCAAATCGGCTTGTTCTGCTGCCTGGACTGCTGCCAATGCCATAGTTGATGGTTCCTGCGCCAGCCGCAGGGTTGCTGCTGCGAGGATAACCTCCAGGAAAGCTATAGTTGTCGTGTATCAACATGTTGCTGCCAACCAATGTGGTGAGATTTAGATCAAGGTCCTTGATAACATATTGTTCAGCGCTCTTGCCCTTGTCTTCGTTGACGATAATCTTTTCCACCTTGGTAGGATCAATCCAGATGAGCTTGAACGTTTCAGGATCCCTTACGAAAATCTGATCGCCATATTTTAGGGTATTCCTGAATGCTCGCCATAAACGTTGCTGCCATCTATTCAGCTTGCACCATTGCTTGAGCATGCCCTTGAGGATTTTTATCTCTGTTTCCGTCATTGTATCGTTGTATATAAGCTGGAAAGGGTCGTCTTTTACCTCATAGTTCTGTACGGAATAATCCGCTAGAACATCAAGGCCTTTGCTTATTTCACTGTCAAGGTCCATTTGTTCATATTGAACATAGCGTTCGACCCGATTTGGAGCTCCGCTATAAACTTCCGGCAGATAGCTTGCATACTTTGCACCTGAACCCGCTCCTGAACCACCAGATCCACCCGATCCGGAATGTTGGCTTAATTTTTGATTTAAACGTGTTTGGCTAGGTACTGCCGAAAAATATTTCTTCCAAGACGCCATTATGAAACTACCCTTGTTATATGGTGTTATTTACCATGCATTTATGCAGGTTGTATTTAATAAACAGTTCCGCTGGCGTTGTTTATTGCAGATGACACGCTGCTAAACCCATCCGTTTCAACGGAGATAAGCTTTTGAGTGTTTGCATTTGCGATCGTAAGCAGTTCAATCATCTTATCAAATTGGCCTATTGTTTTGGCATAGTAGTCGGTGGTAGCCGAATCTATCGCTGCTGCAACAGATGGTGTTGGTGAAGCAGCAGGTACAACAATAGGTGAACCTGACCCAAATATCGCTGCATTTAGGTCATGTAGCTGGTTAATCCCTGTTAGATCGAGATCACTTATGGCATTGATTGCGTTGACACCTCTAATGATGACGTTTTCGCTATCGGCAAATCGTTGAAAAACACTGACAAATCCATCAATATTCTTAAGTGTACGTGTGGTGTTACCAAAATCACCAAACATTTCGTTAAGCTTGCTTATGGCTGTCAGCTTGTCCATGTTTATATTGATAGAAAATAAGGCTGCTAGTGTTCCTATGCCACCTATGATTTTTTCCTTGGCCTGACCAAATATTTCAAATAATTTTGTAAAACCATCTATATAACTAGGATCAACGGTGGCTTTAAACATTTTCCCAATGCCTGTTGATGAAAACATATCCAGCAATTGTGCAAAGGAATCAATTTTCTCCTTTGATACTGAAATATCCATTAAAGCCTGCAGGGCATTGCTGCCAGAAATTATCCTATCCTCGCCCTTGGCAAGCTCTGCAAACATTTTCACAAATCCTGCAACATAGTCAGGATCAACCGTGGCTTTGAACAGGCTGCCAAACCAAGTGGAGCTGAACATATCTGCAAGCATGTTCAATCCCGATACCTTATCCGATGTTATTTTTATTGAAAACATGGCAGCAAGGCTTCCAGCACCTGAGATTATTTGCTCCCTGCCTCGGCCAAGTGCTGCAAACATTCCGGTAAACTTACTGACCAATCCTGGATCGATTTCGCTGTGGAACATGCGATATAGCCAGCCGCCTAGATTGCCCGCACCTTTGCTGAACATTTCGCTTAAAACCTTGAAGCCTTTTACCTTGTCTTCTGTTATATCATTGTCGCCTATTGCCCGCAATGCATTGGAACCTTTTATGATATCTTCCTCGCCATTACCAAGCAATGCAAACATATTTGTAAAATTGATTATCTTGCCATAATCAATCGTGCTGTTGAAAAGATTGTGCAATGCGCCACCTGCTGCTCCGCCATAAGAACTAAACATGTCAGTTAATCTTGCAATACCAGCCATTTTATCAGATGATAGATTGATGGTACCAAGTGCTGCAACCGTGCCGGCACCTTTTATTATGTCCTCTTTTGCATCACCGAGTTGCTTAAATATCTTTGCAAATTCAGCAATTGCTCCACTATCAGCTGTCATGTTCATGAATGGCAAATCAAATGTCATGACGCTAGCGATCATTCGCAATCCCTTGGCTGTTTTTTCCAGTGCTCCTCCATCAATGCCTGCGATTTTTCCAATGCTCTCAACCATGCCGTTGATTGCAGCCGGTCCAGAATTTTGAACGGCCGTTGCAATACCTTCACCAATGCGTTCAATCGCATTGGCCATGACCTTTGAGCCTATCCATATAAAGGGTGCAGCCGCAGCAGCAGCGGAGAGTGCTATTGTTAACTCGCCAATGGCCGGTCCTGCTGCCAAAAGTGTTGCCCAGCTAACACCGCGCAAGGATGCAAATATGGTTCCTATTGCCGTACCAAATGCGGTTATGGCAGGAGCGGCCAAATTCATGGCATATGCAAAAGGTATCATTGCAGCACCAAACCCTGCTAGCAGCAGCTCGGCGATGCCAATGTCGACAACATTGGCTGCAAGTATGGCCGAAGTCGCTGCAACGGCCGTTGCAAATGTTTCCATACCAAGACCGGCGGCAACCATCACCACGCCCGCTTTGGCCAGGCTGCTCCAGGATACGTCGTTAAATTCCTTCATGGCCTTGGCAAAGAGATACAGATCGCCTGCCAACCCTGCTATTGCAAGGGCACCTAAGAGCACCCGAGGACTGCCAAAAGCTTCCACACCTTGCGCGATTTCCTTAAGAAGAGAGCCTGCGTATTTTGGTACCCCTCCTAATGCTTTTCCAGCACCTCCTAGCATGCTGCCCATACCTTTGGTGGCCGCACCAGGAAGCTCACCTAGGGCCTTACCTGCTCCTGTAAGTGCGCCTAATCCAGACGAGGCCAGGCGTTTACCCACACGCATGAGGCCGCCTATGCCCTTGCTGGAATACATGACCGCTAAAACGGTAGGAACCGCTGCGGTTACTATTTCTGCTATCGTACCTGTGGCGCCACCACCACTTATAACACCCGTGATTTTATTAACAAAGCCTGCCAAAGTTTCAAATGCGTAAGATACCATATCAACCGCGGGCAAGATTATATTGCTTAGGGAAACCGCAAGCTTGTCAAAGGCGTTGCCAAATCTTGCAAATGCAGCAGTAACCCTGTTATTAACCGCTAGCGCACGTTCCGCCTCCGCCTTCCTTTGTTTTTCGTCATCAATCTCAGCATCGGTCATTTTTGATCGACGTTGCTGTGTTTCAGTAGCTTGGCGCGAAGCTTGGCTTAGTTCCGTGAGTTTTGCCGCAGCCTCTGGATATGTATTGGCCAGTTGTGCCAATTTCTGTCTGGTTTCTGGCGAATCTAATAGTTCAGCCATCCGCTCGGCAGCACCTGGTATGTTATTGCTGGCATCCCGGAAAGCATCACCTAATCCGCCAATGCGGGTTATAATGGTGGCCATGTCACCTGGTAGGGTTCCAAAGCTGCCGTGGGCAAGACGTATTTGGGCAATCATGGATCCAAGTTCTGGCGCAACTTTATCACCAAATGTAGCACTAACATCAGCGAGGGTTTTATTAAATTGTGCAGCGTCCTCTGGATTCATCGCCCTAAGCAATATATCAATGTTGGGCAGCTTCGCCATGGCATTGGTTGTTTTGATTATTTCTTCCCTGTTTCTTCCTGTAGCCTGTGCTAGTTCGTTGTAGGAATTTAAAAGATCCTTGCCTGTTTTGACTATGCTGTCATTGCTACGACCAACAAGCTGCCCACTGCTTCGCATCATTTCAATCGTTTGCATGAATGAATCGCTTGCTTCCTGCTGTGTCATCATTAAATCTGCACCCAGGTTGGTCTGTTGCAGGAACATGGCATTCAACTTGCTGATCCTATCAACTCCCAGTGTGGCGGCTGCCGCTCCGTAATTTGTTAATATCTTACCAAATTCTGTAACACTAAGTCCTGCGGCGCTGGCAGCATCAGCCATGCCTTGCATACCACCCCTGAATATCAGGCCTGTTGCATAGAGGCTTTCCGTTGTTTTTGTGAGTAGTTCCAGTTTTTCGTAATAAATTCCTAGTTCTGCAACGGTGGCCCCAAGTCCAGTCACCAACGCTGATACGGTCGGATTCATTTCGGAGAATAGTTTGCCTATCTGACCAACTTGGCTGCCTAGGCTTCCAAACAGCGTTTTGGCATCGGCGGCCCGTGTTAATGATGCAAGTCCGCTGGATATCTCCAAACCAACATCACGCAATGCTTGGCGATTTAATTTACCGCTCT